CGCCCTTTGCTGAGACGCAAGCCTATGTGCCGAAAATCCTTGGCGGCGGAAACGACATATCGGTGACTGCCAGCGCGACGGGCAATGCGGGCGGGTCTGCCGTGGATGTGCCATTCCGCCCGGCCACTATGGACGATCCTTTCGAGGGCATGGGCCTCCTGTCTCGCTTTGCTGCATCCCGTGGCATCGCGCAGGACGCGGAGGCATCGCCTGTCTCGAACCTTTGGAATATCTTAACACAGAAAGAAGACCCGCGTTTGGCTGCACTGGCCAAGCAGCGTGGCGGCTTCTTCGGGCTTTTGGGGGGCTAAATGGCTGATCCTATCACTCAACCGCAGCGCCAAGGCTTGCTCGGTGGCTTCTTCGGGCCGCAGGGTCGTGATACCCGCCAGCGCCTTGCGTTGGCCTTGGAGGGTCTGACGCAGAACCCTAATCAGGCTCTGATCGGGCAAATTCAGGCCGACATGCAGAGCCGCGAGACCGCACGTCAAAACAATGCCACAGCCGCTTGGCTGCGGTCGCGCGGGCGTGATGATTTGGCGCAAGCCATGATGGGCGGGCTTTCTGCTTCTGAGGCTATGCGGATTGCCATGACGCCTGCCGACCCGATGGCAGCGATTGATCTTGAAGTGAAACGGCTTGAGCTTCAAAGGCTGAAAGACGGCGTTGACACGGACCCAAACGTTCAATCGTCTGCGCCATTGCCGGATCAGTCTGGTGTTGTTCTTACGATGCGCGACGGAAGCGTTCAGGTTCGCACAGTCGGCGGCGATTTGCTTTCTGGCCAACCCGCTTTGGATTACGTTCGCAAGTCTCAAGAGCAGTCTGCGGAATATCAACGCAGCATTTATGAGGCGCGCCGCGAGGGCACACTTGGTGCTGAAGCCGCCGCAGCCGCGCCGGGCGAATTGGCGCTGTTCAATACCCTTGAATTCCAAGTCAATGACTTGCTGAGTGACCCGTATCTTCCGAACATGCTTGGACCTATTGCAAGCAGAACCCCGAACATCACGGCTGATGCGGCGCGTGTCCAATCCAAAATGGATCAGATTTCTGGTGGCGCGTTCCTGCAAGCTCGTCAGCTTCTCAAGGGCGGCGGGGCCATCACGGACTTCGAAAGCAAAAAAGCCGAGCAAGCATTCATCCGCATGAATGACGCGATGAATATTGAAGACTATACCAAGGCGATGAATGATTTCTTGGATGCTGTGCGTGCGGGCCTTCCAAAGCTGCAAACGGATGCGCCTGCGGCAGGTGGGGTTGCGACACCTGAAGGGCTTTCGCAAGACGATCTGCGCTATCTGGGGGTAGGAAGCAACTGATGGCATACACCGAAGCACAGCTTAAAGAGGCCGCACGCAAGGCTTATGCAGCCGGTGACATGGCGGCGGCAAAGCGTTTGATTGATGCCGCCCGCAAGGCTGCATCTGCCGTCCCGGTTGACCAAGGCCAAGCCATGCGTGACCGCATTGCAGCTGCGAAGGCTGGCACGCTGCAAATGCAGCCCGGATCGGCAGAAGCAGCCGCCGCCGCCAATGAGCAGGCCACCGCCATGATGCAGCCTGAGCGCACCATCGGGCAGACGATCTATGAAAACGTGATTGGCAGCGGCGCGGTAGACACGCCCGGCGAGCGGCTTGGCGAATTGATCCGTGGCGCTGGGGCAGGGTTCCAGCGTGGCAGCGCCCAGCTTGCGGGTCTTCCCGGCACGATTGGCGACCTGTTGAACACGGGCGCGGTTAGGGCCACGAACGCCTTGCTCGGCACTGAACTTCAAACCACGCAGGAAGCAACCGGAGCGCCCGGCCTGCTTTCTGGGCAAAGTATTCAAGATGCCCTCGCGGCGGCCACTGGTGGCGCAAGCGAATTCCGCGCACCCGGCGTGGCTGGAGATTATGCCGCTACAATTGGTGAATTCCTGCCCGGTGCGTTGGGTGGACCCAGCACAATGCTGCGTTATGCCCTTGCGCCTGCCGTTGCCAGCGAAACCGCAGGTCAGGCAACAGAAGGCAGCGTTTTTGAACCCGCTGCACGCATCGCTGGCGCTTTCTTTGCGCCGCTTGCTCTTGCCGGGGCCAACAAGACCGTGAACACATTCTTCAAGCGCGCATCTGACCGCCCGTCATTAGACACCCTAAGAGACGCCAAAAACGCGGCCTACTCAGCAGTCGATGCCTCCGGCTTGAAAGCACCCTTAACAGCCGCAGACGACTTGTTTACGCGCTCGCAGGCCGCCGCTGCTGCCGCAAATTATGTGCCAGATGTCGATAAGCAAACGATGGCTGCGCTGGAAATGATGAAAAATCAGATCGGCAAAGAGTTGACGATTGGCGAGTTGGACAAATTGCGTCAAGGTCTGTTTAACCGCCTGAAATCAGCGCCAAACGAGGTTGCCATCCGCGACATGATCGACATTGTGGATGACACCATCCAATCTCTGCCCGGCGGTGGCGATCTGATGGCTACGGCACGCATCGCAAATACCCGATACAAAAAGGCTGAACTGTTCGAGAACGCCTTCAAAAAAGCCGAGGATCAGGCGGCATCAACGGGGTCCGGCGGCAATGTCTTGAACAAGTTCCGTCAGGCTGTGACTTCAATCATCAACAACCCAAAGCAAAATAGGTTCTTCACAAGGGAAGAGCTTGATTTTATGACAAAATTTGTTCGCGGCGACTTGCCTGAGAACACGTTGCGTCTGATCGGAAAGCTGTCGCCCTCCGGCAATGGCCTGATGATGGCTTTGAATGTCGGCGCGATTGCGACCAATCCTCTTATGGCGGTCATCACGGCTGGCGCTCAGGCGGCAAAAAGTTCTGCCGACATTATGGCTATGGGCGGCGCAGATGCTATTCAAACAATGGCAGCAACTGGCCGTGTCCCGGTTGCACAACCTAGCACACTTCCGCAAATGAGCCGCATCCTGCCCGGCCTTCTCGCACAATAACGGAGACACAGATGCAGCCGAAACGCCTGACGGACGACGAAATCCAGAACACCATCACAAGCTCCGTCCGCGAGGCCGTGGATTTCGTGGAAACGGAAATTGCGCCGGACCGCATCCGTTCGCAAAAATACTTCGACGGCAAGTCTGCGATTGAATACGAGGAAGGCAGATCGAGGGTTGTCGCAACCAAAGTGCGCGACACCATCCGCGCCATTAAGCCCGCCCTGATGCGGGTATTCCTGCAATCCGACAAGCCTGTCGAGTTTGTACCGACCACCCCAGAAGCAGCAATGGGCGCGGATCAGGCGACCAAATATGCCAAGTATGTGTTCGAGCGCAACAACGGCTTCCGCATCCTGTCGGACGTATTCCACGACGCGCTTATCAAAAAGGTTGGCGTGGCCAAGGTCTATTACGACGAGGTTCCGAGCGTTGAGATTGACGAATACACCGACCTTTCGCCCGAGCAAGTGGCGCTGATCGAAGAGGACGAGGAGACCGAAATCCTTGAGCGTGAGGATACGGTCATCGCTGAGGCCATCATTGACGATATGGGCATGGAAGTGCAGCCCCAGATCGTCTACTCGCGCCTGCGCGTTGCCCGCACTTCGGTTAAGGGCCAGATCAAAATCGAAAGCATTGCGCCGGAAGATTTCTTCGTGGACCGCTCCGCTGTTCGTCTTGAGGACTGCTATGTCTGCGGCCACACCAGCGAAGCCCGCGTGGGCGATTTGGTGGCGATGGGCTTTGATTTCGAGACGGTCTACAATCTGGGCGGCTCTGCCGATGGCACCGTGGACGACGAGGAAGAGCTTGCCCGTCGCGGCTGGGACGACATCGACGACAACGAAAACGCAGCCGATCCGTCGATGCGGAAGGTCCAGTTTACAGAAGCCTACATGCGGATGGACATCGAAGGCACGGGCGTCCCCCGCCTTTACAAGTTCATCTGCGCTGGCAATGACTACGAAGTGCTGGATTACGAGCTTTGCGACTACATCCCCTTCGCCATCTTTGAGGTTGATCCAGAACCGCACACCTTCTTTGGCCGCTCTTTGGCCGAGATTGTCGAGGAAGATCAGGACGCATCGACTTCCCTTCTGCGCGGGCTGATCGACAATATTTCGATGGTCAATAACCCAAGAATTGAGGTTGTGACCGGCCAAGCGAATATGGACGACGTGCTAAATAACGAGATCGGCGCAATCATCCGGGTGAAGGCTCCCGGCTCTGTGCGCGAGTTGACCGTTGGCAGCATGGCAGCCTCGGTGCTTCCGGCCATCAATTACTACGATGAGGTTGTTCGCGCCAAAACAGGCGTCACAGGCGCTGCTATGGGCATGGATGCCGACGCCCTGCAATCTCAAACTGCGGCTGGCGTCAATGCCGCCGTGCAGGCCGCCTCGGCTGTCTCTGAGTTGATTGCCCGCAATCTGGCTGAGGGCGGTATGCGCCAGATGTTCCGCCTGATTGCACAGATCGCGCGGGCCAACCCGAACCAAGGCGAGATGATCCGGCTTGATGGCCAGTTTGTCCCGGTCGATCCGCGTTCTTGGACCAGTGACCTTGATCTCGTCACCAACGTCGGCTTGGGCAACAATCGCCGCGAGGAGCGCATTGCTGCCCTGCAACTGACCATGCAGACGCAGATGCAAATCTGGCAAGCCTACGGGCCGCAGAATGGCATTGTCACCATGACGGGCATCCGCAATACGCTGGCCGACA